CACGGTCACGGATTGGGAGTACGCCCTCACCCGGTTGCGCAACCACCGGATGCCGTATCAGCAGATCATCGCCGACTGCAACCCGGACGCCCCGACCCATTGGCTCAAGGCCCGGTGCGACACCGGAGCGGCGAAGATGATCTACTGCCGCCACGAAGACAACCCGGTGCTCTTCGACGAGCTACCCGGGGCGGACGGCGCGCCCCGGTTCAAGTTGACCGCGCTTGGCCGCGAGTACATGGCGAAGCTCGACTCGCTCACCGGCGTGCGCTACCTGCGCCTGCGCAAGGGCTTGTGGTGCGCGGCCGAGGGCGTGATCTTCGATGAGTTCTCGCCCGAGGTGCACGTGATCGACGAGATGCCCGCCGGGTGGGAATCGTGGGCGCGCTACTGGTCGGTCGACTTCGGATTCACCAACCCGTTCGTGTGCCAGATGTGGGCGCAGGACCACGACGGGAGGCTCTACCTCTATCGCGAGTTCTATATGACGCAGCGCACAGTCGATCAGCACGCCCGCGACATCCTCAAGGTGATCACGACGACCGACCGCTACGGCAACGTCACGTGGAAAGAGCCCCGGCCCTACACCATCCTCGCCGACCACGACGCCGAGAACCGGGCCCGGTTCGAGAACGAGATCGGGCAGGGCACCACGGCGGCCGACAAGAACGTCAAGGACGGCATCGAGGTCACGCAGGCCCGGTTCCGGCTGGCCAACGACGGAAAGCCCCGGGTGTTCTTCCTGCGGCACGCGCTCGTCGAGCGCGACGCCAACCTCGAAGAGGCGCGCAAGCCCTGCTCGACCCTCGAAGAGCTGCCGGGCTATGTGTGGGCCCCGAGCCAAGACGGGAAGCCGGTCAAGGACGAACCGCTCAAGCTCAACGATCACGGTATGGACGCGATGCGGTACCTGATGAAGGATCAAGACCCGCTTGCCCGCCCCGGGATAAGGATCATGTGATGGACCGATTCGAGAAGATCATGCGAGTAGTGATCGTCCTCGCCGTGGTGTTCGCGTCGATGATGGTCCTCACGGCCATCACGGGGGGCGGGCGATGAGGCGGCACGCCGTACGCGAGGCACGCCGGTGGTACGCGAACCGGACGGCGAGGGCGTTCACCTACGCCGACCGATTCGCCGTGCTGCGCGAGCGCAACCGCCCGGCGCCGCCCGCCTTCGAGCTGTCGCCTGACGAGCTGCGCACGTTCCGCTGGGCCCGCCGGACGCGCCGAACGCGCCGAGCCGTGATGCTGCTGCTCGACGCGTTCGGCCTCGCTCTGATCATCGTCTCGGCGTGGGTGGCGAACCGTGCCCTAGGCTTCCTGGTGGCTGGCGTGATCGCCTTGTGCGTGGCGGTCGTCGCCTCCCCGTCCAGCAGTTCCGATCAGGACGACACCGAGGGGCTAGAGGGCGAGTGAGCGCAGTGCGAGTTGCAGGCGCCGCAGACGTTCCACGTCTCGCGGCGGCAGCTCGTGCACGAGGCAGCGCGCTCGCGCCGGTCACCGAGCGGCGACTCGGGGTGCCGGGCCTTCTCGAACGTGCGGGCGGGCGGCCGCGGACGGGGGAACGTCGGGACGTTCGCGCTCTCGATCGGAACGGGGTACGCGAGCCGGGGCATCGTGGTCATGATCTGGTCCCTTCGGTGGAGGCGTGATGTCGTTCGTAACTGCTATAGGACAGAGAGTGACCGGCTCCGTAGCCGCCAGGCGGGTGATTGCCGCCGCGCCAGTCGCCTTCGCTGCCGCCTCGCGCGGCGGCCTGTTCTCGGCGCAGGGCAGCGGCGGCAACGTCGAGGCGCAACTGCGCGCGATGGGGCAGGTCGGCACGCTCTTCGCCATCGTCGACAAGCTCGCTACCGGCGTCGCCGCAGTCGACTGGAAGCTCTACCGCAAGGGCGCAACTGAGGACGACCGGACCGAGGTGCAGACGAACCCCGCCTTGACGGTACTCAACCGGCCGAACAGCTTCTATAACCGGCAGGGGTTGTTCGAGGCGGGACAGCAGCACCAGGACCTCACCGGCGAGATGTGGTGGATCATCGCCCGCAACCCGCGGGTGAACATGCCCGCCGAGATCTGGCCCGTCCGCCCCGACAAGATGCAGCCGGTTACCTCGGCCGAGAACTTCATCGACGGTTACGTCTACAGCTCGCCGGACGGCATCAAGGTGCCGCTGCGCCGTGACGAAGTGATCTTCATCCGTCGGCCCAACCCCCTCGACCCCTACCGCGGCATGGGCCCGATTCAGTCGGTGCTCGCCTACATCGACGCCGAGCACTACTCGGCGCAGTGGAACCGGAATTTCTTCCTCAACGGCGCCATTCCCGGCGGCATCATCGAGGTAGAGAACCGGCTCAGCGACCCCGAGTTCGACAAGATGTCCTCCCGGTGGCGCGAACAGCATCAGGGCATCTCCAACGCGCACCGCGTCGCCATTCTCGAAAAGGCGAAGTGGGTCGACGTCAACTACACGAACAAGGATATGCAGTTCGTCGAGCTCTCCCGGCTCGCCGACGACAAGGTGCGACGCGCGTTCGGCTTCCCCAAGCCGATGCTCGGCGACACCGAGGACAGCAACCGCGCGGTCGCGCAGGCGGCCGAGTACGTCTTCGCCCGGTGGCTCATCGTCCCGCGGCTCGAACGGATCAAGGCAGCGCTCAACAACGAGTTCCTGCCGATGTTCCCCGGATCGGACGGGCTTGAATTCAGCTACGAGTCGCCGGTACCCGAGGACGAAGAGGCCGAGAACGCCGAGCGCGACTCGAAGGTCGCCGCGGTCAAGATCTTGATTGACCTCGGATTCGAGCCCGCCGCAGTGCTCGAATGGGCCGACCTCCCGGCCCTGCCCTACTCCAAGCCCGCGCCACCGCCCGCCCTCACTGGTCCTCCACCCGGCGACGGCGGCGACGGTGGCGCGGGCTTGGACCCGAACGCCCCGCCAGACGGCGAGGACATGGGCCAGGCTGCCGCGCGGCTGGCCCGGTTCGTCGCTGCCGCCCCGTCCGGCCAGGCGCGTGAGCAGCGCCTCGACGCGCTGCGCGAGATCGCAGCGATGGCCGACGACGCCCGGGCGGCGGCACTGCCGTGGTAGGCACCGCCCCCCTGCCCCCGGCACCGCCGGACGGCATCCGGCCCGAGCTCCCAGACGACGCCGAACCCGCCGACCTCGATGCCGTGCAGACGAGCTACGAGGCCAAGCTCGCCGACCTGCTCACCCGGTGGCCCTCGCTCGCTGGCGCGCAGGTGACCGCCATCCTCGACCAGATCGAGGGCCACGTCGGCGCGGGGGACGTGGCCGGTCTGCTCAGCGTCGCCGTGAGCTCGACTGAGGCCGCCGCGGTGCTCGAACAGGCGATGCTCGACCTCGGCAACGAGGCGGGCGCTCAGGTGGTGGCCGAGGCGGTCAAGCAGGGGCTCAGCGAGAACGACCTGCACGCCACGCCGCCCGAGCGCCTGCGGACGGCGCAGAGTGCGCAGGTCTACGCCGGGCAGCTCGCGGCCTTCCTCATCGGCTCGGCCATCGGCGAGACGATGCGCGTGTGGCTGCGGGGCCGCACGCCCCGCGATGTTCGCGGCGACGTAGCCGCGCACCTCGACGGCCTCACGATGGCCTACCCCGAGCTCGTGCTCGGCGGAGCGCTCACGCAGGCGCAGCACGACGGCCGGTGGCGGACGATGCTCGGCGGCCCCGAGGCCGCGCTCTACGCCGACGAGGTGCTCGACAAGAACACCTGCGGGCCCTGCCGCGACGTCAACAGGAAGTGGATCGGCAACGCGAGCGACACCTCCCCCTCGCTCGTCTACCCCGTGGCGGGCTACGTGGGCTGCCTCGGCCGGTGGCGCTGCCGCGGGCAGGTGGTCGCCGTGTGGCGTGGTGGCGACAATTGGCACGAGTGGGTCGAGCTGCCCTCGCAGCGGACATCGCTAAACTGATTCCCCCTCCGGAATGCTCAAGCCCGTTCAGCATCGATCGATAACCACTCTGTCGGCGACGGCCCCTCGTCGCCGGGGACAGAGAGGGTTTCTCGTGAACGCCAGAAAGTACTTCGGCCTCATCGCCGTCACGGCGATGGCCGGTCTCAGTGTGCTGACCGCCGGACGGGCCGATGCGGCCGTCGCCCCCACTCCGCTCCCGGTGGTGGCCCCCGCGCAGCTCACGATCTCGGGACCGACGACATCGATCAAGGTCAGGGTTCCTGGAACCACATCGGCCGCATGGCTCCAGACGACGATCGGCGCCACGCGGCTCGGTGTCCGCGGGGGTTACGCCGTAGCGACCCTGCCCTCGACGTCCATCC